GATAACATGTCCATCATCATACACCGGAAACTTACCGGTTGATAGCTTAGAACGTTCGTCGAGATCGGATAAAATGTAGAATCTTAGCAAATTGACCAACAAGGCTACGTGATTATCATACCATCTCCAGCCAGCAACATTATGAGTGTGTTCTGCAATTATATTGCTTTGCAAACCAGCGAGGTTTTTCAACTCTTGAAAAACATTTTCTGTAGAAATTGCTCCATCCAATGTTAAGTACTTTTTGTTGAGTCCGTCCAATGACGATGCCGCTTCTGACATGCATACCAAAGCTTTACCAACCCAAGTGTAGTCCTGGGAGGCAGTCAAAGTACGAGAAAACTTTAATCCGTTATACTTGAAGTCAACACGGATACGGCTCATAGCTCTAACTGTTCCATCTACTTGCTGAGAATGATAAAGACAGTTTTTTCTCTTAGAATTCAATTCATTAACGAATTTCAACATTGTTTTCCCGTTGACTTCGTTATAAATCTTTGAAGAAACTAGAATATGTTCATCGTCGTAATGTATCCTCTACATTTGTTATGCCAATCGGATAATTTTGAATATTCTCTTCAACCTTTAGGCCGTGTACGGGCAATATGTACTACTGACTCTGCATGTCCAAATTTAGCGCTACCTCAAGTATGCAACATACATAAAAGGGTCAGAAGGTCTTAAGTGTGTTCCTCTATTTTAAGTGTTGATTCACTTCTAACGCAATTCATGTTGATCCTATTTAAGTTAGGTAGTATTTAGAAGGAAAATAAGATGGATTAACAAAGCCCATTAACATATTTCACTTTGTTAGTTCTATAGATGAGTATTCGAATAAACGCACCTATAAAAAAATTTAACTTCAGCGTACGCTCGGTTACCTAATCTATTCAATGTTCTTGACGCGATGCGGTTTTATGCGGTAAATAAGGTACAGTGACAAATACATTTATCTTTTGCTATACATAGTATTAAAATGGGATATCTTTTCTAATTAGATCATAACAAGGTAAGTATGTTCTTAGAAATAAAGCCTGATACTTACATAGTACGAGAAATAAAATTTGTGTTGATTAGTACCTATTTCTATTCACGTAATGATTGATATATTAGCGAGGGACGGGTATAAAAGCATTCTTTACGCGAGTATTTTCTACTATTTTCGACCGCAAACTATAGTCAGTGTTGAAGGTCTCTTAATTCAGCAGAACTATTTCTACGGCAATCCCATAAATTTGGAAAGATTAATATAATAACTAACTGATAAACCCTTATAAGTTTTGTACATCGCTCTTTCTTATTGCTATTTCGTGGTTTCTTTATTTATTTCAATAGAGACACGCTACATTTCTTGTTTCTGTCCATTGACTTACCCTAAAGCTGAATGAAACTACATCATTTGAACACCCCTTTACGGACATATGTATTTGTTGACATTGCTACATCCAAAAATTGTCCAATTATATGTATATATATATGCACGTCATGCACTCACATGATGCAGTTATTCTCCAGAAATTGCCAAGTAGAAGTGTATGCTTAACAGCATAAGAACTAAATGTTAACTATTGCAGATATGATTTGCTGAATAAAAAGATGCATTAATGAATAAATTACGCTCGCAAGTTAGTTTCTTAGAGTACGTAGTACACTCCAGTCTGATGCTTACACTTCAAAGCTTATATTAAACGCAATATTCAAATCAGAATGTCAGATTATGAAATTTTCCTTATGCATACCCTCGGGACTAGTTTATAAGATTTTTTGCCAGCGCTTATGTAATATGCTGCAGGTTCCATAATCCATAAATATCATCGTGTATTTCAATTCACCTCAATATCTTTTTAAGGCTTCAACTTAAATAATTAAAATAGCTTTCAATATGCAAATGTTTAATAATAAATAATACTAAGTGGCTTAAGTATAACATTGGATATGCAGAGACTTTTCAAAAAAGCAAGAAAAAACAAACGAAATCCTATACACTTTATTGGCTAAACGGAGATATATAATTGCATAAAAGAATTCTTCCATGCAAAGGTTAATAGCGAGGATTAAATCTCCATTCTTTAGAACAAATTCACGTGATAATTTTTATTTTTATGAAACATAGATACATAGGCTACAAAAAGCAAAACATTGACAGAATAACACTTGATATTCATAATAAAAGTTGAAGAGCCCTCAATTCGTCTGAACTGTTTTTAATTGCTCCCATTAAATATTCAGCTTTACCTTTCTCGATATTGAACGTAGGCGGCAAACCCATAAATTTGGAAAGGTTAACATAATAACTAACCGATAAACCCTTGTAGGTCTTATACATTGCTCTTTCCCATTGGGATTTCCTGATTTCCTTGTTGGTATCAATAGAGACTTTTATCAGTCTGCTCATCGCTATTGTCAATCTGCTACCCTTGATGACGGCATCAGCGATCTTGTTTTTTGGAATCTGTCCATCTAATTTGGTGTACAAGGATTGTACATAATCATAAACCCCAGGCCATACCGATGGATCGTCAACCTCTTCAGGGATTTTAAAGGCTCCACTATTCACCGTTATTTTGTATTTAATAGTCGCCCATCTATTCTTCGAACACCCCCCCACGACTGGGTGCGCTTTTCTTATAATATCGCAACTAGAAACTGGAACACGAAATATCTTCTCAACTCTTAATTGCAACTGTTTTCTCAATGGACTTATTATCTCTTTCACGCTTGTTCTGTTTTCAAGATCACGAAGTCTGGTCTCATCAGCCTCAATCAATCTAATTACAGAAATTGGTTCATTGGATTCAATTCTACTATGCGTAATAGTGGCACACGACCTTGTTAGATATTGTGCACCCATTCCTTCGTCCCCATTCATCCCATGTTCAACACGAAGAAACTCACTTATAGATAAAATGTTACACTTTGTAACTTGTGCTCTTGCATTAATAGCATGCATTCTATCCATAATTTGGACAGCCGCATTGACAGTATTTAAACTTATCATAACATCATCACCATTGTGAACCGAATCCGAAAATCCCGACACATCAAATGCTCCAGCAATATCCATATAAGCCCAATTTAGAACAGTATTCATGAACGTTGTTAATCTCCATCCGGACAATAGAGTTCCATTAAGTCTATACCACTCGTTTTTATTAGGATCCAAGGCAAACATATTAGCAACAGACAATATAGTCCACTTCATTGCTTTGCGTTGTCCTTCACTCATATAATTCTTGTATGAATCATAATATGCCATTAATACAGCTTGCATTGACGATATCGAATGTTGGGAATTAAAATCATCGTAATCGAAGCAGAAACTGTCGTACCCATTCAACATATGATTTATACGTTTATGTACTTTATTAGCCTCTGCCTGCTCCCCAATGGGAAACATATGCTTTAATGATTCTTCACACCTAAACATGGCGAAGTTAGTTACTACCGTACTACGCAAGTCAGTACCGTAGATAGCTCTCTGTTTACCCCATTCATATTTTGTAGACGTCCAAGCTCTTACTTCAGGCTTGCTGCTGAAGAACCTGCTAATCACATGCTTCGGCATCTTGTTCATTGTAATAAATTTATTTCTTGTGTACAATCCCTTGATAATATATTCTTCGTCTTCTTCATATTGCGAGTGTACACTTCCACCTGGAACCCACTCCCATCTATTCTTTAAATAATCTTCTAGCTCCATCTTGGGGTATCTGTATCCCAAATCATGTGATAGGTTAAATACTCTTAGAGCTGAAGCGTACACCTTTTCAGAAGAAACATTAACACAGTTCGGAAATATTCTATTGTGCTTTTCTGCTTGCCAGTCCACAGATCCTATGCCTCTATTCATAAGCACAGGTAGCTCGAATAACTCCGTCAAAGGCTGTAAGTCAACTGAATGGGCAGCTTTTAACTGTGTTGACACTTTTTTTAATCGAGATAACAAATCGTCTTCACCGTTGCATTTGAACCATAAAGTTGCACTATCTAAAATCACTGGTACCCAAGCTTCAGTCAATGAGATAATATATACCATGAAGGAGGAAACCGTAGACTCAATATTCACTTTGGCCTCATAGAGCAACTGTTGAACACATTGGGCATAGTAATACCTATCCTTGGAAACTTCTCTCGCAGCAGCCAAAACCTCTTTAGGTCTCAAATGAGTGTGATGTTGTCCTGTAACTTTACTACGTTCGTATATATACGTATCTAAAAATTCTGTAGGTCTTATTCCTTTATTAACGTTGAATACCTTTTGTAAAAACCAGCTAATATCCCTTTCATTGAATACAACGTCATCTACCATACTGTACATCATAGATATATTTCGTTTCAAAACAGGCCCCATTAAATTTGTGTCCAAGTCTACTCGCATATACATGCCATAGAAATCCCCATTACGCCACATTGACAAATACCTAGCTTCCCCATACCACTTAATAGCCGCTTCAAAGTATAAACCTGTACCATAAGCCAGAATTACCAGGGCTGGAACAATATCTACCAACATATGAGACGCTTTGCGTCTCAGAAGAGCCTGTATTCTAGATCTAAACCTGACCCACGTTGGAAAAACTCCAGAGTCGAAAATAACTCTACGCACACGTTTGGATCCATTAACTGCTTCAATTAGCTCTACTCTTGACCAGCGTTCATGGACTCCGTCATTGGGTCGTAATTGACCTCGACTGCTCCACTCTCTTCCACCGTAGGCATGACAGCTGGTATCGTCACGCCCACCATCGTTAAACCCGGTCTACCGCGTCTGATATGACCCCAGAATCTACGTAAATCACCACTCGAGACAATTTGAATACCCAGAGAGACTGGGGTAACCCATTCATTAGCAGTTCCAGCAGCTCTATTCTTATTACCAGCTGCATCTAACACATACGTGTCAAGGACACTGATACTAACTTCTGTTACAGGATGATTACCAGGAACAAAGTAATTTGGAAGATCAACAAAATGTCTAGCTCTCCTATGCATATCTTTAATTAATACGCCTTCCACTTCGTCGTTGACACCGTTTGTTAATAAGTGAGACCATGAGGTAGTATTAGAACTAAAGTATTTATTGTAATTGACTTCCGAGCCGTAAACACCGATAGACAAATCGTAGCCTGCAATTCTCGCTGCCCATCCCATTTTCCAAGCATCGACGAAGCTGTAAATGGCCCCCTTACGTGTACGTCTTAAAGGCTCCGGCAACACAAAGTTACCAGAATAGGGATTTGCTTCGTCAAATACGGCCAACGGATAAACCAAATATGGCGATCCAACAAAAGGAATCCCTGTGGACAAGATATGATTATCCTTGATCAAATAACCATTAGGTTCAAGTATAACAGCTGGAACCTCCCATGTCTCATTTATATTGACAAGCTCTGGATAAAAGACGTATACGTCACCCATACCATTCAATGGGGCGTCCAACCCAGTTGCTAATGAAACGGCCGACGCAAAAAACGTTTCTGGGGTTAAGAATAACGTATCATCGAAACTCGATTTATCTTCTCCGATCAAA